ACAAAGCCTGCTGCTTCTAGCACTGTTCTCAAATGCTTCGTCAAGATTTCCATGGCCTTTAAGTTATTAGCTGATTTAGCCATAACATTTCCGATGTTAATTTCTCCAAATTCTAATCCTCCAATGGCAGCAACGGTGCCAACCATCGGGATGTATTTTTCAAAATCTTCAAAGCCATGTTGTCTTAGTTGTTCACTAACTTGTGGGTTAGGCACATTTCCAGTTGATATCAATGCACCCATAATTCCACGCACTATAGCGGATTCAATACCAAGCATACTAGCTATTTTCACTACTTCTTTAGCTGCTGTGGTTACATCTTCCGCTTTAGCACACGATTCTGCGCACAAACCGAGGCCGACTACATGGGTCTTCCAATTATGCAATAGCATTTCAATGCTAAGTACGTCACTACTAACTCCTAGCAGTTTCTCCTTAACTTCGTCCACTCTATTGCTAACTGTATCACCCAGTCTATCTATCGCTGCGTTTGTGCGATCGTCGACTCTCCGTATAACGTTTTGAACGTTACTATCAATGTGCATAGACACGTCGGTAATCACGGTCTTACTGAATTTTTTAAATCCTGTAATAATCGCATAATAACACGATGCCACTATAATCGATACACTCAATATCGCGAACATTGCTCGCGTCATCTCTGGAGTAATCCAGCATACAATTGCTGTGCTTAGTAGGAAACCTACTAGCGCTAGAAGTTTTTCTTTGTGGTGTACTAACATTTACTGAACTTTCCACCACGCAGGATTAAATCCTGACTTCTTGCAAGGGTATGTTTTCATACCTTCTTCCCATGTTTCGAGTATACCTGTTAAGGCGTCTATATCAGCTACTTTGAAGCGTTGGCAAATTTCTTTGCCTTGACAAAGCCACGGATTAACGGTATTACTACCAATTCGTTTCATCTCTTGATTCCACAAATATGAATAGTCATATAACATTCCGTAAAAAGCTCCCTTTGCAGTAAGCCTCACACGTTTATACCGTCTCTCCATAAAAAATTCGTCTGTTCGGGGGAACTGCTGACAAATTCGATACCACCTATCTGATGGGAATCCTTGCGGTTTCTCAACTTTATCGAGCTCTTGATTTTTAACTCGACGAACAGGTGTCTTCAACGCTTTTGAGTAAGAGCGTCCATCAGTTTTACCAGATGATACGTCTCTCTTCGCCTCATTAACAACTAAAGTTTTCATTTTCGGTGTCAATGAGAAATTATTCCTTACCCGTTTTATTTGCTCTTTTACGGGCAGTTCAGGCGTCACTACTGTCTGCTTTCTAATCCCATTATCAGTAAACTGAATAGGAATCTGTTCGTTGCTATCTCCATGCTGAGCAACGTGATCAACTTCATCTATACCTCCAGTTGTTTGTGGGAGATCTCTAAATCTCCTCGGTGGAAGTATAGGTTCTACTGCTACCTCTTCAGGTGCAGTGACTCTCTTAGCGTCACGCTTTCGTTGTCTTAGCGCTCGCCTCTTCTCTCTCTTCTTATTTTGTTTCTCCAATTGCTGGAGAATATCGTCGGTATTTTCCCGAATTTTATCTTCTAATGTTAAAGGTTTAACATCAATTTCTCCGGTAATCTCTACCAACTTTTCCCTAACTTTACGAAGTAGGGAGTCAAGATTTCTTTCTAAACGCGTTAAACGAACAGCGTCTTCAAATCTTTCTGCATCTATCCTTCGATAGTCTGACAACAATTGGTCATTAAAAAATGCTAATTGTCCAATGTCATACTTCAACACATCATTGGTCTGTGTTATCCACTTCCGTTGTTCTTCAACGGTAACTGTCAATTCGCAGATTTTCTCTACTGCGATCTCTAATTTGCCATTCATTTTTTCAATCATTTGTTGTAGATGGGCGCTACCCATCAAATCGTTTGAATTATTTTCGTTAATTGTAGCCATGATTGAAGAGGTTTATTAAAGTGAGGGTTACGAATCGTCGCTACCCACAACGCACCTACTTTTACTTTAGACGCAAAAATAGGAAACAAACTGCTTTTTAATGTCGTTTTCCGACACCAACTTTTAACGAGGTTAGGGTTCTCGTTCACTTGCCCACAGGGTGTTCATGTGTACTCTACTCTATTTATCTATGTGTTAACAAAAAGTCCCGTGCTTTCGGCCAGAGATATTGCTATCTCCTTTTATCCGGCTCTCCAATATGGGGTACAAGCCCATACCTTTGTTTTTGATGCTAACAGATAAATATTTCAATTCAATGCTTCATCTAGGTACGTGAACCAAAACTTAAATTCTAATATATCATTTTCCAAATCAAATCAGTTGTTTATTTCTTGGTTGTCAATACAGTCCACTTTTCTTTATCT